CAATTGGTGGATGCCCGGTTAACAAGTCCCTTACCAACAAGAAATATGACGGAGAATATGAAGTTGATGTTAACTACAAACAAAGTCAGTTGGAAGCTGGAATTCTTGCCGGGAAGTTTATGTTCCATCTTGTTGGTGAGGATGTCCGGGTATTGACCGATATTAACAGTTTTACCACCGTTACTGATGAAAAATCTATTGATTTTCAAAGTAACCAAGTTATCCGGGTACTTGATCAGATTGCGAATGATATTGCAGTGTTGTTTAATACAAAATATCTTGGTAATGTACCGAATGATCGGGCAGGACAGTTAAGTCTTTGGAATGACATTGTAAAACACCACCAGTTATTGGAATCTATTCGGGCAATTGAGGACTTTAATCCAGATGATGTAGTAGTTGAAAAAGGCGATCAGAAAAAAGCGGTTGTGGTTACGGATGTTGTTATGCCGGTAACCGCGATGGAACAATTATACATGACTGTCGTGATAATGTAATCATTGACAGTTGTTGTTGATTCATGTATAATCACGGTTGAAAGGGTGATTATACATGAGAGCGATTGATATTAGTGGAAAAAGATTTGGGCGTATTTTAGTTTTAAAATACGTTGGCAACTCTAGGTGGTTGTGTCGATGTGATTGTAGTAATGAAAAAATCATAAGAAGAGATGCTTTAATTCAAGGAAGGACAAAAAGTTGTGGATGTTTTCAGAAAGAAATAGCGGCTAAACAAGTAAGACAACGAAGTTTAAAACATGGTGATTTTGGAACTAAACTTTATGGTATATGGGCAGCTATGAAAAGAAGATGTTATAATTCAAGAACTAAATATTATAAGGATTATGGTGGACGTGGAATAACAGTTTGTGATGAATGGAAAAACGATTACAGTAAATTTAAAAAATGGGCGTTAGCTAATGGTTATCAGGAAGGATTATCAATAGAAAGGGTTGATGTGAATAAAGGATATTCACCTGATAATTGCAAATTTATAACAATAAATGAGCAAAATAGTAATAAAAGAATATCTATAAGACTTCAGTATCAGGGAAAAGAATATTCTATTAAGGAACTTTCTAAATTAACTGGGATTAAGGAGAGAACAATACGGGATAGATATGAACGGGGATTACCAATTGAAGAGATACTTAATCCCAAAATTCGTAAGAACCAGTATTGTTAAATACTGGTTCTTTTAATTTATTAATAAAGGAGTGATCATGAATGGCTAATACAATGAACGCTAAAGATGCTATTTCTGCATCTCTTGCCGAATGTTTCATTACCATTGATGGTAACCGCTATAATTTTATGCAAGCAATTAATTTAGAAGCGCGGTTCGAAAAAAAGAAAACCGAAGTTCCTATTCTGGGTAAAACTGGAAGAGGAAATAAATCAACGGGTTGGAGTGGGACAGGTTCCGCGACATTCCATTATAATACTAGCATTTTCCGAGAATTGATGGCCAGATACAAAAACACCGGCGAGGATATTTATTTTGACATCCAAGTTACAAATGAAGATCCAACCAGTTCAGTTGGTAGACAAACGGTGATCTTGAAGGATTGTAATATTGACGGTGGAATCCTTACTAAATTCGATGCCGATGCAGAATATTTGGATGAAGATATGGATTTTACATTCGAAGATTTCGAGATCCCGGAGAAGTTTAATTTATTAGATGGGATGCAATAATTTGGAGAAGGGATATACGTTTATCGTATATCCCTTTAATTTTTTCATTGGAGGGATAATTAATGAGTGATTTAACAGCGTTTTTAAAACAGAACGCTTTACCAATTGAAAATGTAAAGTATGTTGCGAGTAAAAGATTTGTAGACAGCGATGGGAAACCAATTGAATGGGAAATTAAATGTATTACTCCAGAAGAGGATGAAGCATTGAGAAAATCTTGTACTAAACGGGTTCCAGTTCCCGGCGGTAGAAAAGGACAATATACTTTAGAAACAGATTTTAATTTATATCTTGGAAAATTAGCTGCCAAGTGTACGGTATTTCCGAATCTAAACGATGCGGAACTTCAAGATAGTTACGGAGTTATGGGTGATGATGCACTTCTGAAAAAAATGCTTACGCCAGGGGAATATGCGGATTATTTGCTTAAAGTGCAAGAAGTAAATGGTTTTCAAACATTACAAGAAGATATTGATGAAGCAAAAAACTGATTAAAGGAGGAGACGCGGAAGCAAATTATGCTTATTATTGTCTGCACAAACTGCGTCTCCTCCCGTCCCAATTTTTGTCATTGCCGCAAAAGGAACGGGCGTTTATAATTGCGGCAATTCAGATTAAAATGGAACAGGATAAAAAGGAAGCTAAGAAAATTAAAGCTAAACGCAATAAAAGAAGATAATTGCCAATGCCGATAAAAGGCAGGTGAGAAAATGGCCACGATTAAATCAGCTATCCAAATATATGATGGAATGTCACCAGCACTTAGATCAATGAATACGGCAATGAATGTTGTTTTGAATAGTTTTCATGCACTTCAAACAGCATCTGGTAAAGCTATAGACACCAACAGTATTCAAATGGCAAGGGAAGAACTCGCTAAAGCGGAAAGTACATTTAATCAAATTGAAGAAGAAATTAAAAACGCTGATCTTGCCCAACAACAGTTTAACCAAGATATTCGTGGTGGGCAAATTGCTGCCGGTGGATTGCAAAAAACGATCATGAAGATCGCCGGGACAATTGGGACAGTATTAGGATTTAAAAAATTAACCGGACTATCTGATGAAATGGTTCAGATTCGGGCAAGGTTGGATCTTATAAATGATGGATTTCAAACCACTGAAGAATTACAAAATATGATCTTTGCATCAGCACAAAGAGCAAGGGGATTATATACAACAACTGCAGATGCCGTTGCAACTTTGGGAAGTCAAGCAAGAGATGCGTTCGCGACCAATAAAGAATTGGTTGCTTTTACTGAATTACTTAATAAAACTTTTGTGATCGCTGGTACTAGTGCAACGGGTGTTGAATCTACTATGTATAATCTCACTCAAGCATTAGCGAGTGGAGTTTTACGAGGGCAAGATTTAAATGCAGTTATGGCTAACGCTCAACCCATCGTTCAAAATATTGCCAATTATTTGGGTGTACCGGTTGGACAAATACGCGAAATGGCAGCACAAGGAGAAATTACTGCTGATATTGTGAAAAACGCCATGTTTGCGGCGGCAGATGATATTAATGCTAAGTTTGAAACTATGCCTAGAACCATTGGGCAGATTTGGACTTCGATAAAAAACTATGCTGTAAAACAACTTGATCCAGTGCTAGTAAAAATTAATGAGATCGTAAACAGTCAAGCGTTTCAAACGTTTGCTAATAATGTTGTTGGCGTGATTGCGGTTGTTTCCAACGTTTTATTGCGGATTTTTGAATTAGTGATGGGTATAAGTAATTTTATAACAGAAAATTGGTCATTAATTGCACCTATCGTTTGGGGGATTGTTACCGCTATGATTGCATATAATGCGGTAAGTTTAGTAACTAATACTTTACTTGCTATACAAGCAACACAAGCGAAGATCGCAGGGGCGGCAAAAATGATGCAAGCCGGGGCGACATTTACAGCAACAGCGGCACAACATGGACTTAATGCTGCGTTATTGGCATGTCCCATTACGTGGATCGTTGCCGGTATTATAGCTTTAATTGCGGTAATTTATGGAGCAATAGCCATAATAAACCGTTTCGCTGGAACTTCCGTAAATGCAACGGGAGTAATTTTTGGAGCATTTTCTGTTTTGGGAGCGTTTTTGTGGAACTTGTTTTTAGGATTCTTAGAGTTAGTATTAGGGGTAATTAATGCTTTAGTTGATCCATTTATTAAGATCGCCAATTTTATTGGAAATGTTTTTATTAATCCAATATCTTCAATTATTTACCTATTTCAAGGAATGGCCGATAGCGTGTTGGCGATCATCGAAAAAATAGCTTCCGCAATGGACTTTGTTTTTGGTTCCAACATGGCGGCAACTGTCCAAGGTTGGAGAGATGATGTTAGACAAATGGCCGAAAATATGATTAAACGTTATGCGCCAGAAGAAAACTACCAACAATTGATTCCAGAACTTGATTTAAGCGTTGAAAGCCTTGGTCTTAAGCGGTGGGCGTATAGTGATGCTTGGAAGGTTGGTTATGAAGCGGGGGAACAATTGGAACTAAAACTGGGGAATATTTTTGGAAGTATTTTTGATGATATTAG